GAAAGTCACCATCAACGGGCACATCGACAACGCTGTTGGGGCCGATCACCAGCGGTGGCGGCGTCTGGCCGTCCAGCAGCAGGGCGCCACGGCGCACGGGCACCGGCAACGCGCAGCGGTGCAGCAGTTCGTTGAGGTCCGAGCGGCTGCGGTAGTGCTGCAGGGTGAGCAGGGCCAGCTCGCGGAACGGCGGCAGCCCATGGCCCCAACGCTGCGGCTGCGGTGAGTACCAAATCAGCGGCACCTCCTGCAGGCTGGTAAATCCTTCTTCCACCAGTTGCAGCTTGGTGGTGGCGCCTAGCTGTTTGTTGAGCTTGTAGACCTGAAACGCGCCGGGTGTCAGCACCCGAAAAAACGGCTCCAAGGTGAACCCGAAATCACCGGATTCCACCTCGCGCCATTCCATCACGGTGGCCTGGGTGAGCACCTCTTGGCCGGCGATGTATTCAGTCTTCCAGTTGAGGATATGGCGCCGCTCCAGGAGCACCAAATAGGGCTGACGGCCGAGGGCCAAGCGATCGGCCTCCGATGACACCGCTGCCTGCTGCGGCATCTCCACCATCACGGCGCAGCCGCCATCGCGCATGGCCAGCGCATCGGCCATGGCCATGAAGGCCGTGAGGTTGTTGCCCAGCTGGTCCACATCATCCAGCTGCTGCTCCAGCGACAGCGGCAGATCCGTCAAGCTGTACTGCGCCAGGATGCCGCTCATGGCCTCTACGGCCTTGCGAAAGCTGGGCACATAGGTGGCCCGTGCCAGACGGGCCTGGTAGGCGCGGTCTGGCTCTTTGACTTCCTGTGGCAAATAGGTGGCGGTACTGCCGCGCAGGCCGTGCCAGCAATCGTTCAGCAGCTTGAGATCGGGTTCGATGTCCCGCAGGACTGGATGTTTCCAGGTCGGCAGGTTCGGCGCATCGAAGAGATCGCCGTCAATGGCAGGCCTGCCGTCCATTCATGGGTAACCCTTCCGTGCCTTGAAATTGCCGCTGAGGGTTAAGCCAAGGCGCGGCGCACGTGGTACCGGGTGGTGTTGAGGTGGGTGGCGATGCGTTGCTGACTCCAGCCTTTGGCGCGGAGACGGCGGATGCGTTGCTGGCGGCTCTCGCTGAGCCAGAGGATCACACCGATCACAGCGATCAGCGGAACCAGCAGCACCCACAGGAGGGTGGTGACGGTCATGGGTGGGAATGCTTGGGGATGCGTCGGTGGCGGGCCGTGCCCTGCGCTTCCGACTAGCAGATCCTAGTCGATGCTGCTGCGGTTGTCTACAGCCAGCCGGCATCCATGGCCTGATCGCTGTTGTGCAGCTCGAAATGGCCCAGTTCATGGCCCATGCCGGTGGTGGCACGCAGGTCGAGCTTGAGGGTGCCCAGGTCAATGCCGAGCATGGTGCAGACCTGCTGCGGCGTTTCGCCACGGTCCAGCAGGCGCCGGGCCTGCATGCCCCGCTGGCGCACGCTGCCGGGGGCCTTGAGCCAGAAGTTGTGGTCGCGGATGTAGTGGCGCCACTCGCCCAGGATGAAGGGCAGGGCAATGGAGGAGAACTTGAAGCCGCGCTCTGGGTCAAAACGGCGCACGGCTTTGAGCAGCCCGATCAGGCCCAGGCTGTAGAGGTCGTCAAGTTCAAGGCAGTGGTATTTGTGCCGCTGCTGTTTGATGATCAGCTTGAGCAGGGGCACGTGTTCGGCAACCATGCGCTCCTCGGCGCGGCGTTTGCGCGGGCAGGTTTCGTGATACAGCAGGCCGGTGGTGCGGCGCTGGGGTTTGGCCGCTGTGACCGCAACCGGGAATGGCGCGGGCATAGGCCTGGGCCATGGTGCGCTGGCCACCACAGGCGCATCCCAGAGGCTGAGCTGCCCTGGATCTGACTTGCGCTGGCGAGCCCTAGCCATGGTGGTCACCAGATTGCCCCCTGGCCGTAGGAGACAGCTGCACTGGTGGCGATGGTGGGGCGTGAACGCAGCCAGGCCAGGCCTTGGCTTAGGGCATCTACTTGGTCGTCGTGGGCAGCGTTGGGAAAGGCGGCGGCCTCTTCGATGAGGGCTGAGGCCCAGCTGCTGCGCTCCGGCAGATAGACGTTGCCGGCTTCGATCAGCGGGGAGATGGCGGCAGCGCGGGAGAACTTGCCCCCCTGCGGGTTGACGGCGATCAGGCCGGGGATCTTGGATTTGAGCAGGGAGATCACCGCCGGGCCGTTGGCCTTGTCTTCCACCACGGTGGCAACGGGTTTGTAGCGGTTGAAGGTGTTGACGATCGCGGGGATGGTTTCGGTGATGTCGAGCCGATCGCGGATGCAGTCCAGCAGGTAGAAACGGCTGCCGAGCTGCCCGATCACTAGGCCGACCACGTAGTCGGTGTTGGGTCCGTCTTTAAACGTGAGGTCCCAGGAGGTGATGACGCGCTCTAGCTGCGGCAGCTCGCGGTAGGTCTGCCACCAGGAGCGCTTGAACAGCCCACCGGCTGGCGGTGCGGGGCGCTGCTGAAAGAGGGCATTGAAGCCGTATTCACCCAGTACGCGGCGGCGATCCTGCAGCGCGTCGAGGTCGTAGCGCTCCGGGCACAGGGCCTCGCCGGGGGCACGGCCAAGCGGGTCGTTCTCTTCTGCGATGGCCGGCAGATTGATGACGGTCCAGTTGGGCGCGTCGTCGGAGCTGAGGATGCGGCCGGCGAGGTCGTCTTCGTGCCAGCGGGTCATCGTGAGCACGACGGCGGCGCCAGGTTCGAGGCGGGTGTAGAGGTCGTCGCGGTACCAGTTCCAGACGCGTTCGCGGTAGGCCTCGGATTCGGCCTCTTCGCGGGACTTCACCGGGTCATCAATGCAGACCAGCGTGGCGCCGAGGCCGGTGATACCAGCGCCGACGCCAACAGCACGGAAACCACCACCGGCGGGGGTTTCCCATTGCTCCACGGCTTTGCGGTCGGAGCTGATCTCCATGCGCTGGGCGGCGATGCGGCGTGCCTGGCGGGAGAAGGTGTTGGCGAGGGTTTGGGAATAGGCGGCGATCACCACGCGCTGCGTGGGGTCTTGTTCCAGGCGATAGACGGGGTAGCGGATCGTGCCTTGGTGCGATTTGCCGTGGCGCGGTGGCACGGTGACGATCAGGCGCTTGAGGGTGCCAGCGGTGATGGCGTCGAGGTAGGAGCGGATATGGGCGAGGTGGGGCCAGTCCCAGTTGTCATCGGGTGAGACTTCGCGCAGCCAGGTGTGAAAGGACTGAGGCGTGCGCGGCTGCGTTGCGGTATCCAGAAAAGCCGTGATGGGCTCGGGCTTGCAGAGACCGGCTAGCAGGCTCATGCCGGTCGTCTGATCAGGGTGCGCACAGTGCCGTCAGGCTTGACCGCGATCACGTGATGGATGCGCGGTTCGGTGCCCTTGGGCTTGAGCAGCCGGCCCACAGCGGTGACTTCAGGCTTCGACATCGTCATCCTCATCGCCAGTCAGGCAGGCCAGGACTAGGGACTGCTTGGTGATTTCAAGAGCAGCGATCAGCTCAGCGGTGCTGACCTCTTCTGAGGCCTCAATCAGTTCTTCCAGCTGGGCGATGAAGGCTTCCATGGACTAGGGCTAGGCAATGCAAGTTTAACGGCGTTTGAAGCGCACCAAGGCCTTGGGTTTGCCGATCAGGCTGAGCTGACTCATGCCGGTTTGCTGGCGCTGGATGCGGGGATTTTTACGCGTGCCAAATTGACGGGTACGTTCAAGTATTGATTCGCGTCTGAACTTTTGAACGGCTCTAGATTCGCGCTTTGTTCTTCCAACAACAGGCAGTCCCTTGAATCCTTTGGGATTTCGAGCAAATGCAGCGCCACCGCGCAATGGCTGCCTGCGGCCGGAAGTAGAAGCAATAGGCTTAGGTGCGGGCTTGCGCATTGTCGATGCGACACGGCGAGCCTTGGCGCTTGTAGGAGCTTTGCCAGTAGCAGTATTGCGACCAATCAACTCACGCCTACCAATCATTCTGCTTGCAGGCTTAGAGGCTGCAGGTTTAGAAGCTGCCGGCGGCTGATTTGCCCTTTGAGTAGCAGCGCGGGCCTTGTCCTGGCCCAGGGCGTTGTAGCGGAGCGGCTTGTTCCGGTTGGGCTTCTGCGTGCTGTAGCGCGGGCGGTTGGTCAATCCGCTGCGGACCACGGCCTGCTGTTCGGCAAAGTTTTTGCCGACCATGCCGCTCATGCCGCCAGCCTTGCGGGTGAGAAAGGATTTGGCCCTCACGCCAACCTCAGTGGCGTTCATGCGCTTGACGCCTGATTTAGCTGCCGCGCCGGCGGTGACAGCGTTCACGCGACCAGAAATTCTTGCAACCTTGTCAGGGCCGATCCCTTTGCGGCGGCCTTTTGCTGGTGGCTTACTGGCAGGCTTGGCCTTGATTGCTCCAGGCTTCAATCCTTTGGGTTTGCCAATGGTGCCCTTGGGCCCACCAGCAGCTTTCATGGTCTGTGTCGCACGCTTGTTGCCGCTGGCAGTCTTGAGCCGGCCACCACGGGCTGTAGCGCCAGAGCCTGACGACGCAAAGCGCCCACGGTTGTCCCTTGCGTACCGGCGAGCCATGGGCTGAAGCGTTTAGGGCAAGTTGCCCGTCAGCTCATTTCAAAGCGCAGCAGCTTGGCCTGATCTTCCAGGGCCTTGAGGGCAACGCTGAGTTGGTTGGAGTCAGAGGCGCGGCGTTCGTAGTCCTGCAGGCGAGCAATGGCAGCGGCGAGCCATTGGGGGCGCTCCAGCTCGGCGTCAAGCTGCATGAGCTGACGAGCACGTGCGATGTAGTTTTCTGCTTGACGTTCACCAACGTTCCAGGATTCCGAACAGTGTCGAACGATTTGATTTCTGCTGTAGGCCCTAAGTAACAGGTCGTAGACCTGATTTACGCGGTCGTCTATTTCTACGTTGGTTGACTTCTTTGCCATCTGCCTAGTTTAGCCAGATGCGGGCATAAAGAGGATGCCTTCGGCCGCGAGGATATTGAGGCGCAGTTCAGCGTCTTGGAAGGAGGATGCCCAGATGGTGGCGAGGCGTGAGCGGTTGGATTTGGCGTTGACGGTGTAGGTGAAAAGGTAATGGCCGTGAGTGGAGCGGCGGCGGGTTGGGAGGAAGGCGCCAAGGAGGCGGAAGGATGCCAGGAGCTGACGGGCGATGTCTTCGGCTTCGGCAAAAGTGTGTTTGGCGTCAATGATGAGGCCAAACGGTTCACCGTTATCGGGGTGATCAGCAACGATTGACCAGGGTTCCATGGGAAGGCTGGTGCTTGGGATAGGTTGCCGCGAGGGGAGTGATGGTGATGATGGCGCCGGGGTGTTCTTTGGGGCAGCAGTAACGCTTGGAGATGGATGCCAGAGCCACGAGCGCATCATCTTGAAGCAGGCCTGCATCCACGAGAGCGTCTTCAGTGCTGCGCAGGCATTTGGAAGCATCGGGGCGGGTGCTGTGGTGCGTGGGTGCAGAGGGTTTGAGGGTTCCTTTGGTGGTGTAGTGGGATTTGGGGCGTGGGAACAGAAAGGTGATGGTGAGGGAGACGGGGGAGGTGATGGTGGGTTGGTTGGTGGCGACGGCGGCCTGGGAGACGAGGTAACGCCAGGGTTTGACGTGTTTGGAGGATTCAATGAGGCGACCGTTGCCGACATGGCGCTTCGAGCCCTGCGGAGCAGGGGGCATGCCGGCGACGGTGAAGGTGATCACTTGGCTCTGATGATCACGGTGGGGATTTTGTGGCTCATGGCTTGTTTTTCCATGAACCAGCGCTCAGAGATGTGGGCTTGGGCTGGGTCAGGGGACCAAGTGTTGTTGATGGTGAGGTAGTTGCCGGTGGTGGTGACGACGCAACAGGGCTGGTGGTCGTAGGGCGGCAAGGGTTCCTTCATGGCAACAGCGGTCATGCTTTGGGTTGCCGTATCTCAAAGAAACTGGTGACCACCACTTCGGCTTCGCCTAAGGCGATGGTGAGTTTTTCGGCAGCCTTGAGGGCTTCGCGCTGTTCGCTGATGTGATCGGGGTAGCGGTAGGTCTTGCGGGAGCGCTGGGAAATGGTCCAGTCGTTCCAGCTGA